GACGGTTGAAAAACTTGGCTGCAAGTTCTTGTCGTTCTTTTCCCTTAATGGCAAAGTCGATGACTGCACATCGGGAGTGGAGGGGGGCGATGATTTTGTTTTTGTAGTTGCAGGTGAAGATGAATCTACAATTACCAATGAACTCCTCAGTAAACGCCCGTAAGCAGAGTTGAACATCTGGGGTTGTGTTGTCAGCTTCGTCAATGATAATGACTTTGTGTTTAGCACTTGACGAAAGCGAGACGGTCGAAGCGAAATTCTTCGCATTGTTTCTGACAGTATCAAGGAATCGTCCCTCATCGGATCCATTGATGACATAATAATCTACTCCTAATTCATAACAAAGGGCTTTGGCTACTGTGGTTTTACCACATCCAGGTGGTCCAGATAAAAGTAGATTGGGGACTTCACCCTTCTCTACAAATTGTTTGAATGTATTCTTGATCCCATCAGGGAGAATACAATCTTCAATAGTCTCGGGTCTGTAGGATTCGCACCAGACAAATTCATTACGACTCATCAACTAACCTCAAAATAAAAGAATCACCATTATCAATAAATTCTAACATATCTCCTTCTTTCCATCCAGTTTCTTGGAGGATTTCATCGGTGAATGTTAGAACACCATCGTCATCTATAGTCAGTGTGGTTATCATATCCAATCAGGTTTAGTTTAGCAAAGAAAGCAGCAAAAATCAAGAACTTTTTTCTTTTCTTCGTTTTGCTGCCTCTCTCATTTTTCTTCTACTTTCTTCCGTGTGCTTTCTCCCATAAAAACTATTTTTTTCTCCAAAAGTGCGACCCAAACAGGCATCATTATTTATCTAACCAAGAGGGTCTTCTTGACGGCAATCGAAGGTAATTATCTTTGACCCATGGTTTAGATGCGATATACATCTTGTAAGCATCAAATGTCGAGATACTATCGTCAAACTTAAACTCCTCAGGCATTGCACGAACGAAAGGAGTTGTTTCTTTACCAGACCTACCAGTAGGATCTCCTGTTGGTAGGATTTCCTTTGCAGCATTTAAGGTATTGAAACATGTGTGCACTTTACCATACCTTTGTGTGTACTCATCACAAAGGGCAAGACCGTGGTGTAGTAACCACTGCCAGTTCATTACGAACTCATTGGCCCAGATGGTACAGGGGTGGTTACGGAAGGCACCTTTCTCTGTGCTGTATGGGGTTCCATCGGCCTTGGGTAAGGTACCGAACCCATGACCCCACTTGTCTGAACAGACGATAGAGAGGAGTTGACAGGTCTCTAGAGGCATCTTTACTATGTGTTTGTCAGGTAGAACCCTGGCGCTCTGCCATGGATCCGAGCTGGTTACAAAAATGTTCAAGTCACAACTCCTGGTTTCTCATCCATTCTACTAACATTTGGTGTTCTGTCAATGTTCCTTCTCCTTTCAACCGGTTTGCACGTCTTGACATAACAGTAATATTATCTGGTGTATAACCCTTACTATTATCTATTCTGTCAATCGAAGGAGCATAAGGTGTATTTTTTTGTAAAGGTTCCTTGAAGACTGGACACAAATGTGGTATAATAATGTCCTTTTGTGTGATAGTACATTCTAGACCCTTTTGTTTTGCCCTACTTCGTACCGAACGCAATAACTGACTTTCGGGACAATTTTTAGTCCATTGTTTTTGGTATTCTGGGTTTTCTTTTCTCCAGACTACCATTCTTTCTTTCTGTTCCTCCTTATGTTCCTGCACATATTTTTTTGTGTATTCTCTTTTGGCATCTTTACGATATGCTTTTCTACAAGTTTTACACATACTATCTCTGCCTCTTACTGAATAATACCAGTTTTCAACAGTAACATCTGTGCCACACTTGTTACAGAAGAAAGTTTCCATATAATGAATATCTTTTATTTATTTAGTAAAAATATTCATTACTGAAGAATTGCCTCAGGTAGAACCCTGGTGCGTTGCCATGGCTTCAAAAAAGTTATGAAGATATTCATTACTAAAAAATTGCATCAAGTATTGCACACCCCAGTTTAGTGTGCCTTCAGGAAAAACGTCAACTTCTTTTTCCAAGAGTTTCAATGCTATTACAATCCTTTCCATTCCACATACTTGTGCAGTGGCTTCAGAAATTCTCATAAACTCAGCATAGTCTTTATCACTACCTTTCTTCACACCATTGATATAGAACTCTCTTGCTTGACGCATCAGTTCTTGAGTTTCTGGTAAAAAGGTAATAGTCTCTTCCTTAAGAGGTATGGTCATGTTCTTAATACATGACATACTAAACTTCATAACCTCCCTGGTCTGTTCGATTGGTAATGCATGTTCTAAACCGTCACGGAATGCGTATTGAATTACTCCATTAGAACATTCCATGACACGAAGAACTGCAATCTTATCTAACTCGGAGTCAGGAAGATTGCCATATAGTTCTTTCCAGTCTGTCATAAAAATGTTCATAATGATAGGAGTAGGTAGGAGAATGACTTAAGTCACCTCCATATTATACCGCGTAACGGGTCATTTGTCAATTTTCCAGGACTTGTATCCTCTGCATATTCTGGCTGCCGCTGTGTCATATCCTATACCATAATGTTTTGCGACTTCCTCGATACCAGTATATTCTACACCTTCAATAGTGTAGGTTTGTTTTTTAGATTGACTAATGGATTTGTTTCGTTTAGATACAAAATCGGGGTCGGTTTCTTTTTGTCTGATTGTAGCAAATCGTTTTTGGATTGTCTCGTCAGATTGTTTTTTACCAATCATTTTTTGTCTCATCTTTTCAACAGATTTATTGGACAATCTTATGGTTCCTCCAGGACAGATATTATAGACAGGTTTAAGTTTTTCAATAAACTCAATCTCCTGTTCGTTTAGTTCTTCCTGTGTTTGACACTCCAAGATTACATCCAGATCAAAACTATCAACCCCATAACGACGCATTGCGTTATGTAAATGATAACCACCTCCCCTGACAGACAATTCACGATGTTTTCGAAATCGATAATCAGGGGAGTTTATTGTCTGACCGATGTAGAATTCACCGGTCAATCTGTTAGTTATCTTATACAGATACATGTCATTTACTTTATTACATATATTATGTAGTAAATGACAGAGTTTATCAACCAAATGTGCTGTCCGGCTCCATGGCAATGAAATACTGAACATCGTAGTTCTGATTGCTGAAACGAGACAACAGTTTAGAAGATACAACTACATTGTAGTTACCAGGAATAATCTTCAGGTTCTCTTCTTTAAAGTTGAATACGAAATCATTATCGGTCTCACCAACAATGATAGAGAAGTCATTCGATGTATCATTCTTCTTGTCACGAGATACAAGTTTGATAACACCATTCTCACCAATGGCAGATACATCAGGGAGTTGATAAACTGATGCAGCCTTCTTGAGTTTCTCAAGTTGTTGACTGGTCAGTTCAAAACATACATCCTCAGAAGGAAGAGTAATCTCTTTCTCAGGAGGTGCAACGATTACAGAAGGGTCTGCAAAGAAATACTTTGAACGTGACTTACCTTCTTTGATGACAACATACTGATCCCTTTCAAAGTCAAGGTCAGGAGATGAGTGAAGAGACAGACCATTCAAGAATTGGTTCAGGTCATAGATACCAAAGTCTTTAGGGAATTCTTCAGCAACATTAGCCTCGACTAGAATGTTCTTCATTACCGAGATTGAACGCAACTTACTACCTTGCTTGAACAAGATAGATTGGTTGATAGAAGAGAAGTTCTTGAGAAGACCAACAGTGGATTCAGACAGTTTCATAATTAAAATGTTTCGTAGTTACTTGTAGTTTGAGAGTTTTTACTGTGAAAGAACATTAGAAGAACAGCATAATGCATAATCTTCATAATGTCACGTTTCGGGGTTCCCTTCTTATCATAACGGGAAGTGTACTTAAGAATGTTATCTCGGGAAAATGCTTCCCCATCACCATGAGATGCCTCAATGAAATCTAGTGTTTGAATGTTTTCATCATTGGCAGCATAATGTTGACCATAGGTCCCTCGAATATACTCAAGAAGTTCTCTTACGATCTCTTCTTCGTTATACTTCCATGGTCTACTACTAACATTAAAGTTTGGTTCAGGTTCAGTCAATTCAATTTTATCATCGGAGGAACGTAGAGGGGTCCATTCGTACCCCTCCTCAGGTAGAGAATTCATGTGGTCATATAATAAACTCCATGCAGTCATTCTATCAATCATTCTCCTCGTTGTCAACTTTAATCTCAAAATCTACATCGACTTTATCATAGAGCTCTAAGAAAGAAGACTTGGTTTCTTCATCAAACCTGTTGATACAGACTTGAATTGCTTTTGACTTATCGTTGAAGATACTGTATGCACGAACGATGTGTACTAGACGACGGGTAGAGATAACATCTTCAATACCACCATCGTAGAACGTCTTACGAATGATGTCAGCCCAGTCACAGAGATGCTTACAAAACTGTCGGTCTTCAATACTAAGGTCTAAAGCAATACCATCTAGAATTTTTTGTTCAGTCTTAACTGTTGGATACTCTTGTTCAAGAGTAATACAGAAACGTTCTAGAAATGCCTCATTGAGAACGTTAGTTCCAATAAACCTACCGTCATCGCTGCCTTTACCTTTAGTATTTGCAGTTGCAATAACATTGAAACCCTCCTTGGGTTGTACGAATTTACCAGTCTTCTTCAGGAAAACACCTTTACCTTCAAGAATAGATTGAAGACACAGAATTTTATTAGATGCCAAGTCAACTTCATCTAGAAGCAACACTGCTCCACGTTCCAAAGCCTCGATGACTGGACCGTTATGCCAAACAGTTTCACCATTAACAAGACGAAAGCCACCAATAAGATCGTCTTCGTCAGTCTCGATAGTAATGTTGACACGGATTAGTTCTCTCTTGAGTTGTGCACAAGCCTGTTCAACCAAGAAGGTTTTACCATTACCAGAAAGACCCGTGATGAATGATGGATAGAATAGACGGGACTGAATAATCTTCTTGATGTCTGTGAAATTACCAAACTTCACAAAGGTATCATCTTTTGCAGGGATAAGATTTTGTTCTACTACAGGAAGTGCAGGTGGACTTTGGTAGGTTTGTTCTAGTTGTTCTTGAACAGAAAGATTCCACTTACCACGACCAACTTTATATTCATCAAGTTTTTTAGTTACAGTCTGGTAGTTACAATCATTCATTGAACACCAGGCACGAACATCACCAGAGGTAACAGTTTCACCATACAGTGATTGAAGAGAAGTAACTACGTATTCTTTGGTTAGTGCCATAATGTATGTGGTGTGGTCAACAAAGCTAATATAGTCCAAAACCACCCGTAGTGGTGGGTGGTTGGGACAGTTGTCAAACTGGTCAGGAGATCAGGTTAACAAATTGACTAAGTACTTTTCTATTTAGAGACTTGGCCTTAAGATTTTTGGCGAATGCAGATTTGATTTTTGATTTAGATGCTCCTTCATCAACTTCAAACTCAGTGTCATTAATCAGACCACTATCCAACATACCAAAGTAAGAAGTATAACCAGAGTTCTTAATCTCATAGAACTTTTCTTTACGAATAACTTTCATAAGTTCATCACTAACTTCCATATATCGACGTAAGAAATGTTTGAAATCATAACCAGAAGAGATACGAATACCAATAAGATTTACCTCTGGGAAACTTTCTTTTAGATTTTTCAATAGTAGTTCAGTGAATTCATAGTATTGACCAGGAACACTATAAGTATGTCCAGTCTTACGGTTACGAATATAATCACTAGGACTCATTCGAGCAATAGACATCTTACCACCCAAATATTCACAAGTTCTGAGTACCGGTAAGTGATTGGCTTCACCGTCAGTCAGAATAACCGTGTTGACCTTTTGTACATTATTCTTCATTTTGAATTGAGGAATAATTTGATGAAGACATACAAGTGCTTCATTCAATGGAGTACCTGAAAGGGAGAAGTTCTGTGGGGGTTCAAACCCTACATTGAAAGTAAATGAATGTGCGATTCGATATAAAGACAACATCTGCTTATCGAGTTCTGCCTTTCTTGTGTTACTAGTTAAGAAGTGAAGAAGATTGAAGTCAGGAGAAATTGCCAACAGATTATCTTTTACGTCTTGATAACTAATCTCTTCCCATGGAATTCTGTGTGTATGCGTGTTACCTCGGTCTTTAATATAGTTATTGGTGAATGCATATACGTCGAATGGAATATTCACCTTCTTACAGAACCAAATCAAATTAAAGAGTTGTTTCAATGTAGACAACATTGTATTGGCCATAGAACCTGACCAATCAAGAATAAAGACAAGACCATGGTTCTTACCATCAGGTAGTACGTTTATCTTCTTGAACAAATCTTCATTGTATTTGTAGGTATGAAGTTTAGTACAGTCCAATACACCAGTCTTTGCAGTCAATGAACGTGAATATGCATCTGCAGACTTCTTACATTCAAACTCTTTTACAAGATAATTGACTTCTTTTTGAGTAGATGATTTGAAATTATTGTACTGACTATCAACATACTTGAAACTTACTGGAGGTATTTTACGATACATTTTTGAATACTCGTCCCAGTAAGGTTCTTCAGTAGAAAGTTTTTTCCAGTGTTCAGTTATCTCATTATGACAAATAGTATTTGAGATGATAAGTTTTTCTACATCAACTTCAGGAACCTCATAGTATTCAGGATTTCTACTTTGTCCAGTTAGACCATTGAGTTCTTGAGTTCCTTCATTAAATGCTTGGTCGGTTTCAACTTGAGGTTCTTTATCAACGGGGTCAACACTTGAACCTTCTGTAGAACTTTCTGTAGAACCTGTGGATTCTGGAATTTCAGCACCAGAGGTTTCTTCTTTCTCTGGTTCATTATCAACAGAACCTTCTTTGTTTTGAGTATTGGGAATATTTGCAACAGCCTCCTGTTCTTTTATTTCACCAATACAATACTTATAAAGAACTTCTGCTGCAAGAACTGCCTCATCAAAAGTTTCTGTTTTACCTACGATGTCTAGAATATCTTTTTCTTCACCATCATCAATAGGTACATTAATGAAGTTACCAATCTTACAGTAAAGATTGATACGATCAGCAAGATTCATCTCGGTCAGATCTTTGTCTCCAAGTTCAAAGAAATCTTGATCAGAGAGTTCTTTATAACCTTTATAGAAACTCTTTGCCAGACCAGGATATCGACGTTTCATCAACTTCTCGATACGAGCATCTTCAGTTACGTTCACAAACTGTTGAGGAACACGATCTTCCCAGTCCCATTCATTAGGTGTATAAAGGGCATGACCCACTTCATGACCCACCAGCATATCATAGACACTCTCACTAGCCCTCTTCCACATAGGAAGAGTTAGGACTCTATTCTCAACATCAAACTGTGCGGTTTCAATATCACGATTCTCAACTAGAAGATCTTCAGTTGCAAGAAGTTTGGCAAGTTGTGATTTGATTTCGTAGTTGACCATAGTCATTTCGTTTCCGATAGACATAGTATATAACAAAACCCGACCAAAAAATGGACGGGTCGTACAGTTCTATTATTGGCACATAGACCAATCCCCTCCACTTATTAGGTGAAGGGGACCTTGGTTGTTTTCTCCTGTTGAAGTTTGATTAAGGTTATTCGGTAAGAATGTGTCTACAGAACCTCCTTGCTGTACTGTCTATGATTTCACAATCTGAAATGCATTGAAAATAATCTGTGACTTGATCTTGTGTTTCCTCACTAGTTGCTTTTTCGTCCCATTGCCAAGATGCTAGTTCGTTCCGTGATAAAAGGTCTTTCATAATAATCTCCGTATCACTGTATTATATAGTCT